TCTTGACTAATTCAATAAATTTAGACAATCCGTATGCCAGTCCACCCGCTGAGAAAATATCACCAATGTCAAAGCCATTATCGCCAACTAATGTCTGTTGCAATCCAGATATAAAATTCTTTATAGCGTCTAAAGCACCAGTCAAGAAACTAGTATCTGAACTTCCAAAAGCAACTTCTTTGATTTTAGAAAATAATCCAGATACAGCATCACTAATTTCGCCTAGTATACCAACATCTTTAATATGCGCAATAAAATCGCCAAGACCAGTTCCAAAATTAGAAAGCATGTCACCAATAGATGAAACACCTGCTTCGCCATTGGCAATAGCTAATAAATTATCGCCGAAATCTTTAAGAGCATGTCCAATATCAAACAATAATTTTTGAACTGTCTGTCCATTAGGTAGCAATTCAGATAATAAATTAGACACTCCATCCCATGCTCCCATGAGAGTGTCGCCGATTATAGCAGCTAAACCCTTTATTACAGTAAAAATACCTTCAAATAAGACTTTGACGCCATTAATTTTATTACCCGATAAAACAAATTTTTCGCTTAAAAGTTTAATTTTATCAGTAAGTGTCTCGATATAGTCGCCAACACTTTGAATTGACGGTAAAAATACCGATGAAAATGCGCTAGCCACAGGAATTATAAAAGAGGCTAATCCTTTAAACAGATTAACTATTGTCGTTAAAATATTAGCAATAATATCAAAAGCATTATTCTCAACAACGCCTTTTAATTGCTCAAAACCAGTAACTAATCCACTAAAGTCAGCACCATCTTTAGGGAAAGAATCTTTAAACTTTATGATATCATCCGCCAAATTGGTAAATAAGGTTTCAAATTTGCTAACGTCCTCATCGTAAAAACCATTTGCGATAGAATCGCCAAATTCAAATAGCTTGTCACCCAAATTACCAAGCAATGTTGCTATGGTCTCACCTTCTGGAATAAATGCACCAATAACAGTTCTCAGTGCATCAAATGCATAAATAGCAACATCAAATTTAACCCATGCTACTTCTTCTATGGCTTTTTTCAATCCATTAAAGAAATCTAATAAACCTTGATAGTTTTTGTTATCTTTAGAATTGGTTAAGTTACCAAAATTTCTATTAAAATCTTCAGCTACTGTCTTAAAACGACCAGTTAACGATGAAAATACAGTCTCTAAACTTTTTATAGTATCTATACTAAAAATATCAGAATCAAAAAGTGCTTTAAAAGTGTCAGTAACGCCATCTTTTAAATATTGAAGCCCTCGAATAATTCGCCTAGAATCTCGAGCTATGGCGTCAAACTCGTCACGTAATGCTTTTAATAATTTAGTCGGTTTTTCATCAGTTCCCAATGATTTCTTAAATTGTTCACTAAAATCATAAAAATTTCGACTCAGTTTTATCAACTTAGGACCGGTCATTGATAAGTCTTCAAGATTTTCATTCGTTTTACCCCAAAACTTATCGTCCCAAGCTTTTCCGAACTGATTCACGATTTCGAAAAGACCTTGGAAAGTATTACGCAAGCCTTGAATTACTAATTCTCTACCGCCCATTTCATCGGCAAGCATGCGTTGGCCTTCAATTACTTCACCAGTTTCAGCATCGATAAGCTGCATATCTTCATTATATGAATACTTAGCTTTCGACCAAACTTTTAACATTTCATTTCGAGCATTTGCCGATTTTCCGATAAACATGTTCATAATATCAGAAATCTCAGTCCAGAACATTTTAGCTTGCTCGAAATCGCCAAATATGTATTCCCATGACTGAGTCCAGCCAGATTGCATAGCTTCTTTTACAGTATCAACTAACTGTCTGAATGTTTTAACTTTTGTAGCCGCATCAGTAGCCGCAGTACCCATTTCAAGAATATGATCTATTTGTTCTGGACTAAATCCTTTTTCAGCCCATTTAGTTCTAAGATTCTTTTCCTGCTCTTCATCCAATTGAGTAATGGATCCAGTAAGTTCTTTAATCTGAGTATCAGAATATCCACGAGCTTTCCAAAGTGCTTGCATGTTCTCAACTTGTTTTTTAGTATAGCCTTCGGAACCAGCGGTGAATTTCTCAAGAGTGTTAGTAAGAACGTCAGAAGTAATCCATCCAGAACTAAGTGATTCGCGGAATGTCGTTGCACCATTGGTCAATTTGATAAACTGTTCATCAGTAACGCCCATTGCTTTAGCGGTATCGATAAGTTCGTTTTGGAATAACTTTCCGCCCATATTGGCATTAACAACAGAATTCCAGTCCTGAAGCTTTACAGTACCAGATGCAATAGCCTGAGAAAGCTGATACATTGCACGCGATGCATCCTGACTGCTTGCACCAGACATTGCTGCCAGGTTTGCAATACCTTTAATTGACGTAGCAGCAGTATCCAATTCAACACCGGCTGCAGTAAATGTACCGATGTTTTTAGTCATTTCTGTAAAATTATAAATGGTCATGTCAGCATAATGATTCAAGTCATCTAACACGCCATTAATCTTTTCAATTCTAGAATGCTCTGTCGTTAAACCTTGATCTTTTAATTTATCACTAGTGTTAGCAAGAATTGTTTGAATAGCATCTATCTGTGTAGTATACTCCTCTAATCCCGACTTAATCGGTGCTAGAGTTACCGACTTTAGAGTACTTGTAAATATACCTTGAAACTTATCGGTAATGTTTTGAATTACACGACTCGCCACAATGTCTAATGCATTAAACTTATCAGTAACGCTATATACACCATTTGCCAGCGTATCCATTCCGACATTCTTGGCAGAATTACTAAGACGACTAAGACCATCGACTGCTTTATCAAACTGTAATGCGTCCTTTAATTTACTTAAAGTTTCTAAAGTAGTATTGGCGTTCTTCTCAAAACTATCATTGTTGAACACCATTTCAATAGTTCGTTTATCAATTATACCACTCATGCACGTCGTACCTCCTCCCACAATTCGTCAGCCATTTCTTCAAACACAGGCTGTATTGCAGGATTTATGTAATCTCGTCCTTGTACATAGCCTCCCTGTCGAGTACCATGTCCATATTGCAAAATTATAGCAATGTTAACTCCATTGTGTTCATTTGAATTTTTAAATGAGACTACATACTCTCCATCAGATTTTTTAACTTCATAACTCCATGAATTGGCAGTTTTTCCAGTTTTAAAAGGAGTTCTATCCTTTAAAACCTCAACGCCTTTTGCTCCAAATTTATTAAGAATGGCCATTTTACGAGATGGATCTTTTACTCGTACTAAAAAATCAGTAGTTTTCTTAAAATCGCCTTTATGTTTCACCGATATCATAAAACTATCCTCTCGTATGCAATGCCTTTCTTCTAGCCCTATTCAATTCTCGATTATTTCTAAGAATTTCTTTTTGGCTCATCTTCTTTGGATTATTCTTAGCATTACATATACGAATGAGCATAATCAATCGATTTATGTGCCACTTTTCACATGAAAAAGGAATATTACAAGCTATCATCCAATAATATATTAATTCGGAGGTTATTACAGAATTAGAAGACGATGAAGTATTATGATCAGTAACTGTCGATGCAGTCATCGGCCAATTAATATACTCAGTAATCTGATCGATGTTTTCTTTTGTCAAAACAGTGTAAACATTTTCCGGAACACTTCCTATAGTCATACACCGAATATAGTCAAGCATTTCTTCAGATGTTCGACGATCATTCTTATCTTTAGCCAGAAAAGGTTTACACCATTTTGACTCCCATTTTGAAATGGATAGAAGAGAATGCTCAAGATGAAGTGTTGTAGCTTTAACATGAATAAACTCATTAGTTCGTTCATCATACAATTCTGTTTCTGGAACATAAATCTCGAGCATTCTCTTCATCCAATCTCATAAAAACTAAACGATGTGCATAGTAGATGCCTGCTCGTTCATCTTGTCAAGCAACTCCTGCTTAGGATTACCACCTAAAGAATCCTGAACTGCTTTCGGCATAATACCAGCGATAAACTCTGCAGCATAGTCAGCATTTGTCGCAAACTCCATATAAATTTGATCGAATGCTGGGTTTTCTTGGAACGCGGTTCGAACCTCATCGTTCTTAATAAAACGCTTTCCATCAGGACTTTTAACGCCATACGATATCAGAAGTACCTTCTTAATGGTGGAAATTACAACACCCATATCCTGTGCATTAATAAGATCAGTAATATACTCAGTCATCGTCTGACCGGGCCCAACACCAAACTCTAACTCAGCACACTCAAGTCGAGTAAGATTGAAATAAAAATCCTCAGTTCGAGTTACGCCGTTCCAATCCTCATAAGTGACAGTCTTCTTATACATGATAATCCTTTCAAGAGTTCTTTAAAAATATTTATTACTGACGATTCAGAATATCGACAATACCTGCCGGAAGCAGAATCTTCGGATCAACAGCCTCAGTAGACTGAGCAGCAGCCTTACCATACAGAACATCCTCAATAGCCGTAAGCTTTGCCTTAGCAATCTTGGTACTGTCAATCGTCAGAACAGACGTAGGCTTATAGCCAGTAAGCTCGACAGGAGTAGTACTAATACTCCAACTAAAGCTGATTGCCTCGGGGGAATCGTTTACCGTAGCATATGAACGATCTGAAGGAGCCGCATAGCAACCGTAAACAATATGTAGCTTATAGCCATAATCAGTAGACTTCTGATCATTACCGAGAAGAGTTCGATAAGTAATTGCGAACTGCTTTCGGGGTTGCTGGCCAATACTAACACCAGTAATACCACTAGCACCAGCGGTGCCAATCTCACGAGAACCATCACACGCCTCAAACTCATCCGGATACGTGTATGCCTCAATACTAAGGTTGGCTTCCTCAGTAGAAATAAGATTCAGATACTTGCTGTTATCAGCCCAAAGAGGGGTAGGCTCGCCACCAGAAGCAGACTGACTAATATTAGTCACACCATTCCACGGAACGCCAATGTCATAGGGATCAGTCGGATCACTAATCGTATCCTTGAGAACATACAGGACGCACCTATCGACACCCGTCTCAAAGAGCTTCTCACCGGGTTTATCCCACTCGATTAAAAATGCCATTACAACTCTCCTTAATAGAAAATAGTAAACGAATCATGACTTAATCCGTCAACATTATAGTATCTATCATATGTACAATATGGTACCGATAAGATCTTGTTAACAAGTTCGTTATCTGGAGTTGTGCTAATCAGCTGCACATCATAGCGAACTTTGTTAATATAAATAGAGTTATCGGCATGTCTAGTATGTAAACTACTACGCCCATATATGATACATGGATACTTCAGTTTAGTATTCGATGGAGGCTGATAATATACATTACGAGATCCTAGGATGTTCTCCAATATCTCCTGAAGCTCCAACCGTCGGTCCATTATACACGCCTCCTATACTTAAAATTAAACGAGGGAACTCGACATCAACACTGTTGATCTCCCAGTATCCCCCAAGCCATTTTATGTATCGAACACTATTAAGGTGATTTTTAATGAAAGGATCGGCTACAATAGAAATTGTATTAGATATGTTTAAATTTGGATTAATCTTATCGCTAGATTCCCAAGATTTACTTATTCTAGAAACCTCACCGCGATAGTTATGTTCAGTAGGAACTTCAACCCAAATGCCGGATCCTATAGGATTCTCAACGGTTTCTACAAAACCAATAGGACCATAAAACAATGCCATGTAGCCGACCCCCTTCCATTTTGAATTTTACGCAGTCCGCTCGACCTCAAGAACAATAGCGCTATACGGATGAGTAAGAGCACCGCAGCAACGAGTCTCGATCAGATACTTCATCTGGTTGTAGTCAATGTCAAAGTCATCAAAGAGCGAAACTGCGCCACCCTTATCAGCACCAACCGTATAGTCAATAGGATTGACGATAATGGCCTTAAGATCCCAAGTATGAGTAACCTCAGTCTCCTCCTGCGTATCAGGGTCGACAACAGTAGACTTACCGGTACGAGTGACACCCTCCATGACAGGAACCTCGACAATGCGAGAAACGCGCATAGCAGACTTCAGCTCGTCCTCATCCTTAAAGAGGCGACGACCGATGGTGTCCTTTGCAAGAAGAAGATCGGCAATGACCTCATTAGTAGCAAAGAACATAGGAGTGCCAGAGCCCTTATAGTTCTTACGAGCACGAACGGCAGCATCAGCAAGCTTGCTAGCCTTCTGATCAGCAGTGTCACCAGCCGCATAAGTAACGGCATAATGGATGGTGTAAACCTCGTCATCCGTAAGAATCGGGCGAATCTTATCCTCCTTAATCTTATCAGGAGAATTAGGATTGGTACGACCGTCGCCAACCAGAATAGCACGGCAAAGTTCCTCATTAAGCATGATGCGCATCTCTTGCTTAAGCCATGCAATCACATCGATATCGGTAATATCAATAACATCGTCGCGATCAAGCTTCTGCTTCTTATAAATGGTCTGAGGAGTAGTCTCACGCGACAGAAGCGAAATGACCTCCTCGACCTTCATATTACCCTTAACGTAACCCTTCGCACGAGCCTCTTCTGCAGTAAGATTAGCAGCAATAGACTTAATACGAGAGAAGGGAGTACGCTTAACAGCATTCCAAAGAACATCAACCCAGCCCATATCGCGAGAAATAAGATCCGGAGTGGGCGTAACAAGCTTGGCCTCGGGGAAGAGAACGTCGAGATTGGTGATGCCATGCTCGAGGAACACGTCGCGAAGAGAGTTTGCATTATATGCATCCGCCATAATCGCATCAAACTCATCGTGAGTAAGAATATCCGTGTCCTCGTAATCATCGTAATAAGCGTCATCGAAAACGTTGTGCTTCATTTCATAACCTCCATCGTAAAGAGCACTGTGCTCGGCAGCATTATCCTCACTGGCCTGGCCAATTAAGAAATACACCAAATTCTTCTGATCCTCGTCAAGTGTATTCCAAACATCCTCTACAGTAGCATCGTCGTCGGCATGCTCGAAATACTCGTCATAGTCGTCATAATCATCGTAATAATAATCATCGTAATAATCAGAATGCTGAACGTCGTCATCATCCTCATCATACTCTTCATCTTCGTCGTCGTACTCGTCGTCATCATCGTACTCGTCGTCATCATCGTACTCGTCGTCATCATCGGCATGCTCGAGAGCTTGATCGACAGCTTCCTCGATAATATCACCAACGGCTTCAAGCTGCTCGTCAGTAAGATCATCGAGAACTTCATCGTCGTCAAGATCATCCACAGCGCCATCGATAGCAGCATCGATAATACGATTAATAGCGTCTATCTGTTCATCGGTAAGCTGATCAAGAACATCATCACCCATGTCATCCTCCTCATTCTCGTCTGCATGGCTAATATACTCGATAGTATCGGGTCCAGAGTAAATAACCGCTTCGTCATCTACATCTGTATAAGTACCGTCGGCGTGTGCAAAGCTGATGTTTTCAATATATGCACCGGGATTTGCGCCAGCAAGAACAAGGCTCACTTCGCGAATGACACCATGAACGACATCGCTACCATACTGCTTAAGACGGTTCGCGTAAATAGACATGGCTGAAATATCGCCATGCTTTACCATTTCTTTGGCATGTTGCCCAGACGGCGTATTATTAAATGTCGCATAAGCATACACGCCATCATCACGATTCTCAAGAAGAGCATGTCCTAATACATTAGTAGGATCTGAATGAACATGCTGCCAGACTAATGGAACAATCTGTCCATCATTCTCTTTAAAAGCATCGTGACGGATTACGCGACCGTCTGCACATCGCAGATCGTTCTTAGTGGCATAGCCACAAAAATCGTAATCCATTTTGGTCCTTTCAATGAAATATAAATACACAGCTTAAACTTTACTATTTTAATTTATCGATTCGTATCATCCAAGTATGTATCTGATACTAAAACGTAAACAAAAATAATGCAGTAAAAGCAGTATTTAACAAAACTATGAACTATTCTCTATAATTAAAATCGTTTTCTAAATTGTTTCCCGAATCAGACTCTTCAACAGGCGGCCTTTGATTAGAAAAAGCATTTGGATCAACTTGATTAATTGGCATGTTCTTATTAATAAGCTGATCAGATCTTTCTGAATCATTTGGCTTGAATCCGAGAATAGATCTAAACTCATTTGAAGAAAGAATCTCATTTCGACTTAAAGCATTAGCCATTTCACCAACCTCGGTTGGAGTAACCATATCAAATGCGTCGATGAAATATCCAATTTTTTGACCTTGTGTTCTAGCAGTCGGAGTAAGAAACTTTCGAGTAAATTCTAGCTCAATTAGATCTAATATTGGTTTTAGTACTTTTTTGTTGTAAACAAGCTGCTGCTCCTGATTAGCAGTTCCTTTAAAAACATCAGCGCTAATACCAATCTGATTGTATAGTTGATCGGTTAGTGTTTGAATTTGTGCAGGCAAATCATTCTCTAACGATCTGCCGAGAGGTGTAATTTGTTCGGCTT